ACAGTATCTCTGGCGCCAACGAATGGTCAGGCATTGGTATGGTACTCAGCATATAGTAAATGGGGTCCAGGTACTATTGCCGCTGGGGGTGTAACTAAAATTATTGCAGGAACAAATATTTCAATTAGTCCTACTAACGGACTCGGTGATGTCACAATAAGCTCAACCGCATCTGGTGGGGGTGGGGGTGGTGGCACTTTAGACTTTGGTACATTTACTGCTCCGGCAGGATTTACTTTAGATTTAGGAACATTTTAAAAGGTTAGGAGAATACAATGGCATTACAGATTAGAAGAGGTGTTGACGGTTCGGGAGCAGGTGGCAGATTAACTATCACTCCTGGCACAGGCGAACTGCTTTATACTACCGATACTAAAAAATTATATATTGGTGACGGAACAACTGTTGGCGGAAATATTATTAGTGGTGGAGGGTTAAATAATGTTGTTGAAGATACTAGTCCTCAATTAGGTGGAATTTTAAATACTAACGGTTATGATATTATTTCAAATAACGGAGTTGACATTAATATTAATCCCGGAGTTGGTGGACAATTATTGCTTAATAGTACTATATCGATTGATGGTTTGGGAAATGTCACTAAGACAGGTCAATTAAATTTTTCCCCAACGGGACTATTTGCAATTGGTAGCAATACTACATTAACTGATGCTAATGTATATATTACTAGAAATTCATACGGAAATGGAATACAGGATGGATTTACATTTGCACAACATCATGAAACACCAGATGCTGTAAACTTTCAGTTTCTTAGAACTAGGGGGAGAGGATCGGCACCGGCTGCTGTGCAAAACGGTGATGATGTTATTGACATATGGTTTCTTGGAAGAAATCAAACGCAAGTATCTCTTGCTGCTGCCATGTCTGTGACTGTTGAAGGTATACCGTCAGATGTTCATGTTCCTGGAAAAATAAGTTTTGCCACTAATAACGGAAGTGCAACTGCTATCCGTGCAGAATTATCAGCCGCAGGTATATGGAAAACAAATTCCATACAAAATTACAGCGGCACTGATATGAATATTAGTGGTACTGGTACTATTACTGCAACTAATGCGTTCATTGGCAACGGTGCATCTAGTCCAAGTGCTGGAACAACATTAACTATAACAGGAACAGTGTCAGGAGGATTAGTAGTAGGAAGTATTATTGCTGGTGGTACAACTTTATTTGGTACATCAATAACTGCTATAAATTCAGCAACATTTGCATCTACTATCAGCACTACAACCTTAACGGTTAGCATTGTGACTGCAGGTACAATAAGGGCTGGAATGGCTCTAAGTGGCGGTTCAGTGACTGCTGGTACATATATTGTTGCATTTGTTTCAGGTGTAAACGGCGGTGCTGGCACATATACCTTAAATCAAAGTGCTACAGGAACTCCAACGACTGGCACAAGTTATACAGTTAGTGCAAGTCAGCTTGTAGGAATTACTACAATAACATCAGGTGGTAATGTTAATCTGGCAGGTAATGTAAGAATACTTGGACAAAATAGTTTAAGATTTTCACCTGCAAATAGTTCAAATTATGTTGCATTTAAATCTCCTGCAACGGTTGCTAGTAATGTGACTTGGACGTTGCCATCAACGGATGGTACTAGCGGACAAATTTTATCTACTAATGGCAGTGGAGTGTTATCTTGGACTGCGGCGGCTACTGGATCATTAGCATCAAGAACTACAAAGATAGCCAGCACTGGATCAGTTGCAGATGCAACAGTGACCAACGTAGATGTTGCCGGATTTAAATCTTACATGCTACTTAACGTTGTCACTAGCCATGCATGTCGTGTTAGAATATATACCTCTGCAGCAGCTAGGACTGCTGACGCTGGCCGTGCAGAAGGTGTAGCTCCGGATGTGGGTGCAGGAGTCATTGCTGACATAGTTGCAACTGGGGCTCAATCAGTTATGCTGGCACCAGGAATATTTGGGCACAATGAAGAAAATAGCCCTAGTCCAACATCTAATATACCAGTTGCAATAACTAATAAGAACGGTTCTACTGCTACAATTACAGCAACAATTTCACTGCTACAACTAGAGGCCTAAAATGGCATTAACCGTTTGGACTGAACGCTCTGGTTATAGATTTGACACTATACAAGAAAGAAGTGTAGTTGACCAAATGTTGCCTGCTAACGACACTGTAGAAATTACATATTCAGTCATCTCAGGTAAATTACCTCCAGGGTTAAGAATAGTTAACAACACTATTCAAGGCACACCTTTTGAAGTTCCAAGATCAACTGATTTTGAATTTGTTATTAGGGCTAGTAATGGAACTGAAATTTCAGATAGGACATTCTTTTGGACAATTGACGGTGCAGATGAACCTACATGGGAAACACCAAGTGGCAGTCTTGCAATTGGTCCTAATGATCATTTTTATATATTAGATAGTTCTTACGTAGATTTTTCTTTAAGTGCTGTGGATTTTGATACCGCAGCTGGACAAACATTAAAATATTTTCAACCTAAAAATGGCGGGCAACTTCCTCCTGGATTAATATTAACTGAAGATGGCAGACTAGTGGGGTGGATACAACCTGCTCTAGCTATTCCAGAGACTGCAGGTAATGGAGCATATGACACTACTGTTTTTGATAATGTAGCATATGACTTTGGGTATCGTCCGTCTAACGGGTATGACAGTTATATATACGATACAGTTAACTATGATTTTTCTATATCATCAAAAGTTCCCAAGAAACTTAATCGCTACTATGAATTTTTAGTCACTATTAGCGACGGTGATACTAGTTCTACTAGAAAATTTAAAATTTTTGTAGTAGGTGATGACTACTTTAGAACAGATACTGTTGCTATAGGATCTGGCAACGGTATGTTTACTGTTGATACAACCTATGTCAGAGCCCCAATCTGGGTGACTCCAAATAATTTAGGAGTTAAAAGAGCTAACAACTATCTTACTTTTAAGTTAGATACTTATGAAGCATTAGAGTTAGGGCCCATTGTGTATTCGTTAGACAGCGTAAATCCTACAATATCGAGCTATGCTTATAGTACGTTGACAACAGAAAATAAAATAGGCCGTAATCTATTAAGAATTAAAAAAACTACCGGAACTCCAGTTATAGGTAATAAAATACGTTTACTTGACTACGTAGCAGGAGCAGATTCAACTAGATATAATATTGTTAATGTACAGACAGTATCATCAACTGAATTTGTATTAACAGTATATCCTCCATTAACTACTGAAATTTTAAATAATACATTTTTAGAGTTAGGAACTGAAAGCGTGATTCCTCCCGGTATGCAGTTTGATCAAAATACTAGTGAAGTGTTTGGAGTTGTTCCATACCAAACTGCAATAACAAAAGAATATAAGTTTACTGTGACGGCTACTCGATTTAGTGATCGAGATGAAAAAGCCTATTCTAAAAGAACATTTACAGTTCAAATACTAGGAGAAATAGACAGTGTTATGTCTTGGAACTCTCCTAGTAATTTAGGCAGCATTGGTGCTAATTTTATTAGTACGTTAGCCGTTAGTGCATCAAGTACTATAACAGATTCTGCAATATTATATGTATTAGAATCAGGTTCATTACCCCCGGGGTTAACTTTAGAGCTAGATGGTGAAATTGTAGGGAAAGTAAATCAATTTGGTAATATAAGTAATCCAGGAATTATAACATTTGACAATGGTAATTTACTTTTAGATTCGAGTACTACTACAATAGATAAAGAATATATATTTACTGTACAAGCAAGAGATATACTTAGCTATAGTGCTATTTCAAGAACATTTACTTTGAAAATTGATACCCCTAACGATCGACTGTATAGTAATTTAGTTGTTAGACCATTTTTAAAACAATCCCAACGAGATTTATATAAAGAATTCATAACAGACTCAAGCATTTTTACTATTGAATCTATATACAGACCTAGTGATAATAATTTTGGAATACAAAATGATATTAAAATGCTAGTGTTTGCAGGAATAGAAACTAAATCAGCAGCTGAAGTTGTCAGTGTATTAGGGCGTAATCATAAAACTAAAAAGTTTAAAACTGGTAATGTTAAAAAGGCTCTGGCTAAAATACCAGGAACTAACACAGTAGTGTATGAAGTTATATATGTTGAAATTATTGATCCGTTAGAAAACGGAAAAATATCATTGCCAGACAGAATTTATTCTTCAACTAACAATATTCTTATAACTGTTGACCAAACTGACGAATATTATACTGGACCAGCAAATCAAGATTCTCAATTTTGGCATCCTGCTGACCCGTTTAATGCCAGTATTGATAGTAATGCAGTATATGTAGGTGATCCAGAAACTGCTTTAAAATTTCCGGCTAGTGTAGCACTTTGGAGAAAACGTATTAAATCATTAGGATTAAAAGAACGAAATTACTTACCCCTTTGGATGAGAACTATCCAACCTGGCGAAGTGCAAGAATTAGACTATGTTAAGGCAGTTCCTCTTTGCTATTGTAAACCTGGAATGGCTGATGATATAATTTTAAATATCAAGAATCGAAAATTTGATTTTAAACAAATAGACTTTGTAATTGACAGATATATAATAGATTCTGTGACCGGCTATTCCGCCGATAAATACATCGCATTTAAGAACGATAGGACCACAATAACATGACCAGTGCAATAGTATCAACCCCAATTGACGCAACTTTTCCAATAGCAGGACAAGACAATAACAGCCAGGGATTTAGAGATAATTTTAGCTATATTAAAACAGGGCTAGCCACTGCGGCTAGTGAACTAACATCCTTACAATTGAACACTGCAAAAACTAATGTAGATAACGATTTTAACGGTGTTAAGATTGCCAATGCTCAAACTAAAATGCTGTATGGTGCTGTACTAAGTTCTGGAACAATTAGTGGTGCTACCAATATTGATGTTAGAGATGCTGAATATTTTAGCTATACATTTGCATCAAATATAATTTTAACATTTTCTCACTGGCCGGTTAGTGATAGATTTGCCAAAGTTCGAATTGATATTAAAGGCGACGGTTCTGCAAGAACTATAAATTTTGCCACTACCAGCGGAACAGTCATCTCTGACAGCGGTCTAACCCTGCCATTTACAACAGGAACAAGTGCCGTTAAACACTATATATTCGAAGCATGGACTATCAATGGTGGTAATACTGTGTTTGTAAAATATCTAGGAGTATTTGGTTAATGCATCCATTAGCAGAAGATTACAGTAAATTAAAAGATGCTGAAATTGAGTCTAGGATTTCTGACCTAGGTAAAAAATATTGGCAAAGTTCTAATCCAAGTGTGCAAAATCAAATTAGCATGTTTTTGGATCTATACAAAGAAGAACTTAGAAGTCGGCAAGCTAAACAATGGCAACAACACCAAACTAAGAGTCCGGCTCTTGACAAATTGATCAATGTCAAGTAAAATGCTTAGATGCGTACAGACAATCTAGGCAATCTAATATTTCAAGAACAAGATATTTTTAACATGCTCTATAAAGGGCAAGCAGAATATCTTGATCAAATTTTTACAGAAGAAACTCCGGGCATAGTGCAGTTATTTGCTAATAGTGGCATTACTCCTAAGCAATTAGAGTTATATGCAACCCAAGAGTTATTTGACAAAGCTAATCAATCAGATTGGTTTATACCTAAAGACTATTATCCAAACTTAGTAGAAATGCTTTATGGTATGTGTACTACTACCGATCAAACTGATAGAGTTTCAGAAGAATTAGAAGCTTTTATCGAACACGATATGTTAGATCTTCTATTTTGCTTAAAATACATAGTTGATACACTTAGATCAAATAATGTAGTATGGGGAGTAGGCAGAGGTAGCAGTGTGGCAAGCTATGTGCTATACTTGCTAGGAGTACATAAGATTGACAGTTTAAAATATAATTTAGACTGGCGTGAATTCTTGAGATAAGTACATATATTACAAGGAGACTATTATGTCTATGAAAGAAGCAGCACGTCCGGTACATAGAAGTATGCAGGGCAAAGAAATTGATATTGATAAATTGCGTATTCGTAATGAAACTACATTAGCAGTAGGTAATGCAAAAATGAATGCTCGAGGTGACGAGTTAGGCCCCAATGGGCAGATTATTCGTAAACGCGAAGAAGCAAGCACAGAGTACCATACAGACAGTTCAGAACTTAAGAAATAAGAAACACAATGTCAGAGACTTTTAAAAACTCGGGCGTTAATATCAACGCCTGGAAAATATCTAAACTTAGACCAATAGCCGATGGCGTCATTGTTATTGATATGAATTTTGGCGAACAAAAAACACAAAGTGGATTAATCATTCAAAGTGATAATGGTAAAACTCACGGCATCCATCCTCGATGGGCTCAAGTATATGCAGTAGGCGACGAACAAAAAGATGTCACTGTAGGCCAATGGATTCTTATTGAGCACGGTCGTTGGACCCGAGGTATTAAGATTGAGGATGACGAAGGCGAAAAAATCATCAGGCGTGTTGATACTAAATGTATGATGATGGTATCAGATGAACCACCGCCTGATGACGTACTAATAGGAAGGCCACTTTAACATGACAAATCCGTTTAGAGATCAAGAAAAGTTTATGCGAGCTTGTGATCAAAGCGTTGACAAGTTTGATGAAAAGCAATATGCAATGTATATTAAACTCATTGACGAAGAACACCAGGAATTACTAGAAGCTACACTAGCAGAAGATTCAGTAGAACAACTAGATGCACTTATTGACATCCTAGTTGTCACAATTGGCGCTATTCATAGTATGGGTGCCGACGCAGAAGGTGCATGGAAAGAAGTTATGAAAACAAACTTTGCTAAGATTGATTCAGAGACTGGCAAGGTTCGTAAACGTGAGGACGGTAAGGTATTGAAACCCATAGGGTGGGTGCCACCGGAGTTGGCTCCTTTTGTGAGCAAATAACTCAAAGGGTCTTGACAGACCCTTTCTTTTCCTCTATAATAAATGAAAAGGATATTATATGGAAGTTCAACCTAAAGACACAAGCAAGGGACATTTTTATGTTAGCCTTGTAAAGAGTGCCATCCGCATTGTAGCAGGTGCTTGCTTAATTGGAGGAAACTTGTTAATGGCAGGATATTGTCTAATCATAGCAGAAATGCTTGGTATTGTTGAGGAACTGGTATGAACGAACGAATTAAAGAACTATTAGAACAAGCTGGCGTAAAATTTGTTGTAATGCCTAAAGACACAATATATGAAATGTTCGCCGAGTTGATTGTTCGAGAATGTGCTCAAGTGTGTCGAGACCAACCTAATCATTATGCTTTGAAAACTGACAGAGATAATTGTGCCGTAGCGATTAAACAACATTTCGGAGTTGAAGAATGATTAACGGTGTGGCAATTATGGAAACTCCTTTTAACGGATTAACCAGTGAAGGATCACATGATAATCTACACTATGCCTATCACGGTGCAGAAACTTATGATATCGTATTAGCAGATGGATTTCCACAAATACCGATCGGTGTTTTTAGTTTTGATCGATATGCATCTATTGGTTCCACTACAAATGAACCTAGTCTATTGTCGGAGATTAAACAATTAGCTGGTATTTTTAGTGTAATTAATTGTAGTATAGGTGCCCTTGAACCCGTTGACGATTATAATTTCAATCCAACAGAATTTGGTCGATTCTGCTTTAATAAAGGTACAGAAAATGTATGGGCGGCTGGTAATTGGGATGGACAACTAATCACAGATACAAAACCTATTTGGCAACCATGGATCGACAAAACAATTGCCAGTCCTTATTTAATGGTGGCAGGAGCATTGGGCAAGACTGCACAAAACCCAAACAATTGGGATGTAGCCGACTACAGCATGGCTAATCCTAGATTTGTAACATTTATGTTGAGTGGTTATACTATCCCTGTAGTTGATCCAAACAGCCCAAGCGGTTATAATGGTAGTCAAGGCACAAGTTTTGCGGCGCCTAGATTAAGTGCATTTATATCACAGATAGTTGGTGCACATCCAGAATATAACATGAGTCAAATTATGACTACATTGATGAATAATCAAACACCTTTTATTAGTATTGAAAAAAATAATTGGATCGAAG